GTTCTCAACTTTAATATCAACACCGTCTGTTCCTCCGAAGAACGGAGCAGCAAATTGCTTGATTCCAAGAGCCAACGCGCCGTTTGTTGAATCGTCAAAAGCATGTTGAAGAGTATTTGTGTGATATTAAGTTCCAGCAGTAACAGAGTCTTCATCAATGTGCTCAAGAGAGAATGTGTAAGCAGCGTCACCTGAAACCGCAGTGTATTCTAAGTGTGGATTATAGTTATCTTCGTTTTTAAGAATTCCAATATCTGAGAAGTCTTCGTTTCCACGTTGAGCATCGTAAGATAATCCAAAAATTGCAGATGGAGCATAATTCGAACCATTGTTTGAGTTTTCAACGCTTAAGCCGTGAGTTGGCCAACGAACTGTGATGCTGGTCAATGAGTCGAGTCCATTTACTAGTTCAGTCGATGATACAGATTCTGGTAAATTTTCTTCTCCAAACATCCATTCACTAGATGAAGCCGGAGATCCTTGAGTAACAGTAACATCAGGAATCAATTTTGGCCCCAAGAAACCAAGAGGGAGATCAGTCTTGTTAACCCCACCGCCGGCAAGTTCAACACGAATTAAGTTCGATTGATTTGTGAAAGAACCACCTGATTTAATTTTATGGTCGATGTTGTCCCAGTATTGGTAATAGTCTCCAATTTTCTTTAAGATGTAGTTTGGAGAGTCTGGATTCAAAGTAACGTTTACAAACTTCTCGACATACTCAGCAGGACGTTGACCAGCACGAGCAATCTCGATTGTGAAAGATCCTTCTGGACGAACTGTTGTTGCTTTACGCAAGTCTTTGATTCGAACAATGTGAGTCTTGTGGAAGTCTGAACCTTCATCCAAAGCACAAAGTCGGAACAAGCGCTTGTAGTTAGATGCCTCCGAACCAATAAACCAACCGGATTTAGCTCCTGCTAATGGAGACTTGTGGTCGGTAAAGTGCTTACTAGTGTTGTCAATAGAGATCCCAGCAGTCCATGCAATGAGGTTTCCGCTTAGTCGACCAACATTGTGTTCAAAGGATTCTCCCAAGAAAACATGGTGTCCATTCCAAGCAGCTGCAGGTGTGGCTGGGTCAAAGCCGACAGCATCTGTGGTTAAAACGTTTCGGATAAAGTTTTGAGAGTTTGGATCAAAGTTGAAAGAAAAGGCATAATTGTCATTAGATGTAGTGCTCTGCAATTCTGCAGACCAACTGCCGTTTGAGGGCACAAAGGCTGTGGCAGTTTTCTTACCGGGAGTTGTGGTTGCTTGAGTTTCTCCATTAAGAACCAAGACCGATCCACTAGTGTAGAGGATTCCCGCCAACACTCCATCTCCGGTAGTTCCACCATTATCTTCAGCAACGAAGATTCCGATTGCTCCAGCAACATCATCTTTTGTCCCAGCGAAGGGTGATGCATAAGTATTTTGATCGATTGACCATCCGGCATCACCTGTGTTTTCTTCAACACCAGCCAAGCGGATAAACTTAACAGGTCCGACTTCAGCAGCAAGGTAAGCTTCGGCAGCATATGCAGCCCAGCCACCACCACCGGTGTTTCCTTCGCGCCATGGATCACCGCGCTTAACTCCATCCATTGGAGTTCCGAAGATAGCTTGGAAGTCCGATAGAGACGTAATTTTGATTGGCTTCATTGCAGGGCCTTTCTTGGCTCGCCCGATTAAAAGCAATCCGTCATTCTCAGGAACCGCAGCAACAGCTGATTGGTCGATTTCTCTCAGTTCAATTCCTGGAGACAAAAAGTCAAACTTGGTAGGCATTAAAAACTCTCCTTTTTAAAATTCATTTTCCTAGTAAATAGTCCTTTGAAACCCCAAAGTCATAAATCTCGGTATTTCTCACCGTTCTTGTCCCAAGGTTTGTCATCTCCCACAATAACGCGCTCTCTAGAGATCTTGACTTCAACGATTGACTCCTGTCTTTTGACAAGTGGTTCGTTGCTTTCGACGTTAGTTTGGTTGATGTATCCGAGGACTTTGATCTGGACTTTTGCATTGAACATTCTTTCGTCTTGACCGAGGTTTGCTTGGTTGCTATTGATGCCATAGTCATCTTGAATGAAGGCTTCATATTGATAACCATTGTTTTCGACGATAAAATAATTCTTTCTACTGCTCATGAACAACGGGAGCAGTTCATTCATTTGTTGTTGATATTCTGTTCTTATGTTAATTTCGAACATACAGTTCAAATAAGTGGGTTTTGGGATCGAAATTGTCTCGTAGACAATCTTTTTTGTGGAAACAGGGCCTGTATCGTCACCCGTTTCCTGACGCTTCCTAGAAGCGTTTTGAAAATTCTGTGTTTTGTCTTGCTGGATTACCTTGCGGATAGTGATTCTTTCACCGTCTCCAACATAAGCAGCTTGCACGGAACCTTTAAATGCGTCATCTCTTGATACACTTGCTCTCGAGATCGTAATCAATGGTAGACGAAGCTTTCCAACCTTATCTCTCAACTCTTTGTTGTTCTTGATTTGGAAAGTTCTCTCAGTTCCCATCCATAGAACGTTTACTTTCTCAACACCAGCGTTTGTTCTTGTGTGAGGATTTAAAGTTTCATCGATGAAGCGATAGATTGCCGTGTCGATGTTCTCGAGAGTTGATGGGTGAGAAATTTCATTGTTAACTGGCATTGAATAGTCCGTCTCTTGCTCTTATGCACTCAGCCCCGACTTCAAATCTAGATTCAGGTTGTCCGAACAGGATTTTTGGCTCGATGAGCTTCACAATCTCGTAAAAAATCTCTCCGAATCTTACGAAGTCACCTTCTCTGACAAACAAGGTCTGATCTTCTGTTAATCTTCTTTTATGAAAGTTCACTTTAATCTTCGTTGCCTTGTCGAGAGCGATGTTCTCCATGTCAGAGGTCTCAACTCCTTGATACTCAACTAAAGCAAACACTCTAATTGGATGTAAGAAGTTTTTCTCGATTGCTTCCCCATAAATAGGGTGAAAATCTGTCGAATCCACATCTATTGGAAAGTAAAGTACTTGTTGACCGACAACTCGCTCTATAATTTCGTCATTAATCTGTTTGACGAGATCCTTTTCTTTCTCTCCAAGGAACATCGGAGCAGGTGGTTGTGTTGGTCTTTCCCATTTTGACATTTATGTTACCCCACGAAGATCTTTAATGGTGTTTTCCCAACAATTGCGTCTGCGTTCTCAACCATTCCCTTATCTGTCTCTGCCAATTTAGCATAAAGCATTTCATCGAGTTGCTTGTTGAGTTCTTCTCTGAGGTTTTGTTGTTCTGTTTGTGCTTGAGATAGAAGATCTGATGCATTGAGTGTAACGTTGTCTCCGGGAATGGGGACTTGTCCACCAAACTTACCTCGGATTTGACCAAGAGTCTCTTTCGATAGAGCCAAAGAAAAGCGTCTGATCCATTGCTTACCAATTGAGTTAATGTTTTCGTAAGGAAGGTTTTCCATTGGAAGCGTGTTCATGTTATTTACACCGTTGAGTCCTGAGTCATACTCGCCTTCTTTAAATGCTTCGTTTCCACCATCAATAGAAAATCTAAACCAGAAGGTTTCACAACTTACATTGTCTGGCATTGGATAAAGTCTAAGCTTGTTATCAATGATCTCGTAAGAATAATGAGATGTTCTTGTGTAAAGGTGATCTTCGTAAGCCATTGCTTGCAGTTTATTTTGCCAAGCAGGAATAACTTCAAAGGTAGAGCCGTCAGCATACTGTCCGTAGTTGTGGAAGTTACCAACAACGTTCAACCCACCGTAGTAACCATAAAATCTCCACATCTGTCGTGGAGTTACATAGTACATCTGTCGGATCTTAATTCTATATTTCTTACTAGGATCTCCAGTATCTAGTGCAGCAGCAAAAGGAGGGGCAGGAACTTGTGCTGCCAACTCTTCAACTCTTGCTTGGAGATCGTAGTCTTGTTCAAGTGGGGTTATGTCAAATGATGCAGAGTAGATCGGAGTGGTTCCTCCGACAACTGATTCTGTCGAGAACTTGTCTGCGATCTTAAATGCATAATCAAATTGGAACTTTGGATATTTTAGTGCTACGTCTTCACCTTCCGTTAGGGCACCCTTCTCGTCAAAAGATCCCGTTGGAGACCCCAGAGCGCTCCCTAAAGCGTTTCTAGCTTGGTGAAGGTTGACAATGTAAGAGTACTCTAGACACGCCTCTTCATAGTGATTATAGA